ACAGGGCGCACAGGGGGGAGACGCGCCGGTTCCGGGCCTGCCGCAGGTGCGCGCCCAGCCGGTGCCGCCGGGAGACAGCTTCTACGAGCAGCTTGCTGCCCCCTTAACACCTACGGAAGTAGGCAAGGAGACCGTTGCCGAGCGCGAGGCACGTCGGTTAAGGGCCCTGATGCCGGAAGGCTACGAGCCCGAGAGCGCCGCGGAACTCACGTTCGATCCACGCATCGCCTACGCGCTCGCGCTCGGGGTCTCGACGCCATCCAAGGTGTTCGAGAAGTACGGGGTCTCGCTCGAAAACGCGAAGCGACTGATCGCGACGCCGCACTTCATCGCCACGGTCAAGCGGTACAAGGAGGAGTTGCTCGAAAAGGGGGTGACGTTCAGGCTGAAGGCCAAGATTCAGGCCGAGGACCTGCTAACGCACAGCTACGTGCTCGCGACCGATCCCGAGGTCCCGCCGGCAGTGCGCGCGGACCTGATCAAGTGGACGGCGAAGATGGCCGGGCTGGAGCCGAGCGACAGGGAGAAGGGGGGAGGGGGCGGCGCTGGGTCGGGGTTCAACCTGTACATCACGTTTGCAGGTGGGGCTCCGACCCCGACGCTGGTAGGTGGGCACACGGTCGAGGGGGAGTTCAAACGAGTGGAGGACAACGCATGAGCACCGACGCAACAGTTGGACGGATCACGTTCGGCCCGCATCGGGAGAATAGCGCCGCGCGTGGACCAGACTGGCCGGAGAGACGTGAGGGGCATACAGCCCTACGACCGGACGGCGAGGGTGGGCTGGAGATATTCGATCCGCATCCCGCGCCGGAGTTCTGCTTGCTGCTTGAATTGTTCGCTGGGGACGGGGGACACAGCCACCGACTGTACTGGGCCGGGCGCTCGAACCGTATCGAGGCTGGTCCCCGCGGCATCGAGGCGACCTACGATCCTCACAAGGCTCGCCGGATTCCGCTCGCGATGCGCGACGTGGCTGAGGCCCTAGCCGAGGCACTGAACAGGATTCCCGTTCCCAACTCCGATGGGGTCGTCAATGTGTGGCGCGCGGTGGAGCACGGGTTCCACTAATGAAAGCCAACTACACCGCCGAGGAACTGGTCGCGCTCGCAGGGCTTAGCAAACTGCTGGCCGGGGAGATCAGCCGCATGACGCAGATCGTTATCGCGTGCCATAAGCATCTGGTGAACTGCGAGTCGTCCGAACACCGTGCGCAGATCGTCGCACGGGCCGGCAGCGCCGTCTCGGCCATTCTCAACCATCTACGGTACTGCGCGTGGATCGAGGCCGAGGTGACCAACGGGCGCGTGTTCGTGAACCCGCAAGGGGTGCTCGACGAGATCATTGCCCAGCAGGAGGCCATCGCCGCGGCGGTGAAGGAGCAGGGCGCTGCCGCTGTTCAGGAAAAACCCGTGTCCACGGAACGTGAACAGACGACCGAAGCTGAACAGGCGGTCGCTGCGGACATCGCCAAGCAGGCGGCTGACATGGACAAGCTCGCGAACGCGCCGAGCACGGGGACCAAGCAGTGAGACGCCCGAAGATCGACATCGACGGCAAGGACGCAGCATGGCTGATCCCGTGGGCCAACCGCCAACTCGCGCGCTTCAAGAAGCTGTTCAAGGAGGGCAAGCGCCAGTGGAAGTTCCCGGCTGGTGAGGAGGTGACGATCTGGTGGGGCCTGATGCGTGATAAGATTCGCATCGTCGCTACTCCACTATTCGGGTTCATCAGCGCCCGTATGGGAGTGTCGCCGTTTCATAGCATCAAAGGAGTGGTGACGCGCGGGGGATTGGAACCGAGTTTCCCGGCGTCTAGCACGGTAACACCGTATGGAGGGTCCGCGCCGATCTGGAGCAAGAATCGCGCGACTGCCCTTTACAACTCAACAGGTGTAGAGGGAATCGACCGTATCTATCATGGGGGACTTGAATATACGCCCGTGTGGGATCACCCTTTGGTGACTCTACTGGGGGCTGTCTCGTCGTCGGATATGTACGTTTCGAACGACGGCTTAACCGTGGTATTGGCTATGTCGTGGATTGCTCCCGCCAGCCAGACCCAGCCCACGCGACTACACAATAAGCTGACCTTTGTGCCAGCGGTCGTGGTCAACGGCATCGAGACGGAACCCGCTACGTGGAACGAGACATACTCACGCCCTGATTTACCAGAAGTTGCCGCCATCATCGCGGCACCCCCCGGTAGTGCTGTGTATATGGAGGGCTCTGGTGTGGCGCAACCCCATTTCCGTCTTTCAGTGACTCCTTCATTTCCCGGTACTGTCACAGGTGGTGAGGATGCAGTGCATCTTTACTGCCCCGGACCTTACAATCTTCCGTTCATCGCAGGTGGATCGGCGGGGGCATCTCGTTACCTCCTTATCCGAGGTGCATTCTCGATTCCGGTCAGTGTCGCTCTGGAGGAACAGGGCTTTACATGGAGCAGCACCGATACCACTACGACTCCCCCAACCATTGCGCCTGACGATCCGATGGATGCCAACGACTATCATCTAGTCGCTCGTCTCGTGCGATATACGATGACGTACAACAGCTATTCCTTCTCCTACAGCTATGATCTGCTCGAAGGTACGACGACCCTTCTACAATGGTCCGAGGCGACGAACACCCGCGGTATGTGGGTGAAGGCGGTCAATGATTCCGCTGATGGGGTGGCAGAAGTTTACTCTGCTGGGATCGAGGTCGAAGCAATGTGGCTGGAGGATGGCGGAGATGCCCTCGCGCACCATTTCGGGCCGGCTCTCGTTGGTTTCACTGGGGTAGTTGGTTGGCCGCATACTTCCCAATTCGTCGCTGCGATTAGTGGTTGGATCGATAACGGCGGGTCCTCATTGCTCGTTTCCTTTGAAGCCGACATCAATGTTCGCACTGATACAGCGTTGCTGTCGGCGCATAGCCATCCAACAATCGGACGATTCCTGTGGACCAGTATTTCTCCCGAGACGTACATCACTGTGAGTAGTCACGATAGCAGTATCGGCAATTATCGATACATTGCCACTCGCGATGCGGTCGTCGAGTATGTTAAAGAGGCCGCGGCGGGGGCTGATCCATTTGGTCCGGCTATCCAACTAGGAACCGGAATGCCCTCCCATCCGGGCGCGATGTTCCCTATCTCCCTTCAGGATGCCGGTTCTGATTCCCTCGGGGATACCATCGTTAAAGAATATCTAGCATGGGATGACTCGTTGGTCGATTCGGATGGTGTGCTTCAGGTCACGGTGTATAACAGCGCGACAAGCAAGTACCAGCACGAGATCACGGACAATTTCGATCTTGGCACACATACCTACAAGCTCTACGAGGGTGGGGTTGAAAAGTTTGCTACTACCGGTCTCGAACAAATCTTGGCGCACGCGACGGATGCCGAGAAATGGTACGCGACCGTGATTGGTGATCCGACCATCCTACGCGAATACGAGCGCACTCAGGACCCCGACACGCTGGTCTACAGCGTTGACTTCGTGGAGATCAACGTGCCGGCATCGTTCGTGTACGACGCTCTTACCTTTGACACAGGGATTTTTGTTCGGCCATTCATCACCATGTCGGAAGGATTACCGGGATGACCACCGTCGGTCTTAACCTCTCGGGTTCTCCAATCGCTTCGGCGTTCATGCAGAGCAATGCTCGCATGCGCGTACTGCATGGCCCGTTCCGTTCAGGCAAATCGGTCACCTCGATGGTCGAGATCGTGCGCCGTGCGAAAGAACAGAAGCCCGACAGGAATGGCATCCGGCGTTCCCGCTGGGCCGTCGTGCGTAACACCATGCCTCAGTTGCGTGACACGACCATGAAGACGTGGTTCGACTGGTTCCCCGACGGATCGTGCGGCTGGTGGAAAGAGACTGGCAAGACGTTCTATCTGGAGTTCGGCGACGTTAAGGCTGAAGTGATGTTCCGCGCGCTGGATGATGCGGCCGACGTGAAGAACTTGCTCTCGTTGGAATTGACCGGGGCCTATATCAACGAGTCCCGTGAGATTCCGCGAGAGATCGTCGAGGGTCTCGATGGTCGTATCGGCCAATATCCGAAGCTGGCCGATGGCGGCTGCTCGTGGTTCGGTATTTGGGCTGACACGAACCCGCCTGAAGAAGGCAGCTACTGGTGGGCGATGATCGAGGGTCTCGATCCTACGAGTGGCGCTCCCCGCCCGAACGACTGGAGGGTGTTTAAACAACCCGGCGGTCTGATCCGTGTCACGGACGGCGAACCGTTCGAGATCATGCTGCGCAATGGCTGGAAACTGCGCACCAATCCGAACGCTGACAACCTCAAGAACCTGATTCCCAACTATTACTCGAACCTTGCCCGCGACAAGAATGACGAGTACGTTAAGGTGTACATCATGGGACTCTACGGCCAGAGCAAGGCTGGTAAGCCCGTGCACCCGCTGTTCGATCCGGACTTCCACGTATCCAAGGAGATTCTGATCCCGAATCGACACCTGCTGCTTACGGTCGCCGCGGACTTCGGACATACGCCCGCGTTTGCTCTGAAGCAGCAAGATGCGCACGGCCGCGTACTCACTCTCGACGAGGTGGTATGCGAAGGGATGGGGCTCGATAGAGCCATTAAGACGAAGTTGCGTCCTCTGTTGAATAACAAGTATGCGGACTTCAACATCCGCGTCACTGGCGATCCGGCGGGTAATGCTGGCGCGCAGACCGACGAGAGATCGTGCGTGGACATTTTCAAGAACAACAAGTTCAAGCGCGTGAAGTTCGCCTACTCGAACAACCCGATCCACCGTACGAACGCCACCGACCACTTCCTCCAGCGCCGCACAGAGATGGGAGCCGGCTACCTGATCAGTCCCCAGTGCGCTTACTTGATCCGGGGCATGAAGGGCGGGTACCATTATAAGATCACCAAGTCCGGAATCATCAGTGAGGAGGTAGACAAGAACATCTTCTCGCACATCTGCGAGGCTGGGCAGTACGGGGATATGTACTACTTCAAGGGCAGTGCCGAACCCGAGATGGAATCCGAACGCAAGGCGTGGCTGCGACAACTTAACAGCCGTGCAGGTACCTATACGAGGAGGTCGTGATGGCTGACGAACCAGCAGTGCCGGTGGTCAATCTGGAGAAGATGAACGCCCTTGGCGTGACGCTCTCCAGCCGCTTCGAGCAGTACAAGAAGGATCGTCGCGAGACGGAGCAGCAATGGCTTCGCAACCTGCGCCAGTTCCGCGGGGTTTACGATCCCGAGATCGAGAGACGCATCTCTCCTGATCAGTCGAAGGCGTACCCGAAGATCACCCGTACCAAGGTAGTCGGCACTGTCTCGCGCCTGATGGAGATGTTGTTTCCGCAGACCGAGAAGAACTGGGGCATCGAGGAGAGTCCTCTGCCTGACCTCTCGAAGGATGATCTACAACTCGTACTCGACCAGTTGACCGCCGAGACGCAGGCGGCTGGGAAGGATGCAACCGCCATCTCCGACGAGGACATCGAGAAAGCCATCAAGAGTTTCGCCAAGGAGAAGGCGAAACGCATGGGCATCGAGATGCAAGACCAACTCGACGAGATCGAGTACATCACTCTCGCCCGTCGCGTGATCTTCAGTGCCGTGTTGTACTCTGCCGGCGTGCTCAAGGGTCCGATGGTCAAGAACAAGAAGTCGCGCAAATGGACAAGAGACGCGATGGGCAAACTCATTGCGACCGTGGTCAGCAAGTATGCACCGTTCTACGAGTTCGTGCCGGTATGGGACTGGTATCCCGACCTTAGCGCGAAGGCGTTCGAGCAGATGGATGGCTCGTTCTTCCGTCACGTCATGTCGCGCAACCAATTTTCGGAACTCGGCAAACGCCCCGACTTCATGGTGGACACGATCAAGACGTGGCTGCGCAACAACACCGCGGGCAACTACAAGGAGCTTGACTGGGAACAGGAGCTTCGCACAAAGGGCGACCGCAAGAACCTGACCGATCTCTCCGGCCGCAAGTACGAACTGTGGGAGTGGTGGGGCTTCATTTCAGGCCATGATCTGCGCGCCTGCGGAGTGGCTATTCCCGATGAAGAACTCAGCCAAGAACTCGAAGCAAGCGTGTGGGGTATCGGCAACGTCCTTATCAAGGCGAAGCTGAATCCCTACGATGCCAAGATTCGTCCGCATCACGTTTTCGTATACGAGGAGGACGACATCAACCTGCTGGGTATCGGCGTACCGCAGGTGATGCGCGATAGCGCGCTCGCCATCGGCGAAGCAACCCGTATGATGCTCGACAACGCGAGCGTGGTATGCGGCCCGATGCTCGAACTGAACCAAGACCTGTTGGTGGCCGGGCAATCGCTCGACATCCACGCGTTCAAGGTTTGGCTGCGGGAGGGACAAGGACAGGATGCGGGTCAACGGGCGGTGCAGAACGTCGTCATCGAAGGACATATTGCCGAGCTTCGTTCGATCATCGAGCTATTCATGCAATTCGCCGATACCGAGACGGCGCTGCCACCTTCGGCATTGGGCGATGTGACCAAGGGCGGTTCGGAGGCGCTTCGCACGCAGGGCAACCTATCGATGCTGATGGGTGCGGCTGCGCTGCCGATCCGCGACACGGTTCGCAATTTCGACCGCTTCACTACGAGCTTCATCTCGTCGTTGTACTACTGGAATATGGAGTTCAACGACGACGAGAGCATCAAGGGTGACTTTGCGGTCATCGCTCGCGGTTCGACCTCGCTGATTGCCAAGGAAGTCCGTTCGGTTCACCTTGACCAATTCGCGACAACTCTGACGCCCGAGGAGCGCATGTACATCAGCACCAAGAAGCTGCTGTTGGAGCGCATGAAGGCCCGCGACTTGCCGGAGGAATTGCTGGAGGACGAGGAGGTCGTCGCTCAGAAACTGAAAGAGCAAGCCGATGCGGCTGCCGCTGCCGCCTCACAACAAGGGCAGATGATTCAGTCGGAGATTCGCAAGAACATCGCCAACGCGTTCAAAGACTTCGCGCTCGCTATCAAGGCGCAGACCGGAGCCAACGTGGACACATTCAACGCCATCGTGGAGGGAATCGCCAATGGAGACGCTAAAGGGGGAGGAGCAGGAGCTTCGAAGGCTGGTGCATCAAGCGGCGCAAGCTGAGCCGGGCCTTCGAGCCTTGCTAAAGCTGGCGATGATTCGCCGGGATCGAGCACTGCAAAACTGGACTCGCGCGCAAGGGCCCGATCTGGTAAAATTCCAGTCGGAATACAACACCGTGCAGGACGTGATCGACATCATCACGAAAGCACCTCGGGAATTCCAAAAACCGGGGGCTTGATTAACTAGGGGAGGGGACCATGACTACAGAGAAACCAGCGGCGGGAGCCGCAGCAGTGGAAGCAGACGACTTTGACGCCGCATTCGCGGAGGCTGTGGCTTCCGTTGGTTCCGGCGAACCGGTCAGCGGGAAACCTGCCGCTAAGGATGCTGCGGCGGCTGCGGCAGCTACCGTTTCCGCGGCAACCGATGCCGCTGTGGATGCCGACGAGAAAGCTGTCGCGGACAAGGCGGCTGCGGACAAGATCGCGGCCGATGCGGCTGCTGCGGACAAGGTGGCTGCGGACAAGATCGCCGCCGATGCGGCTGTCGCGGACAAGGCGGCTGCGGACAAGATCGCGGCCGATGCAAAGATCGCTGCGGACCTTGCGGCTGCGAATGCCGGAAAAACGCCGGAACAAATCGCGGCCGACAAGGTAACTTCGGACAAGGCCGCCGCTGAGAGCGCCGCTCGCAAACTCGCCGAGGATGCCGCACGCAAACTCGCTGACGAGACCGCGGCAAAGGCCGCCGCCGACAAGGCTACAGCCGAGAAAGCTGAAGCCGACCGTAAAGCGGCGGAAGCAGCCGAGATCAAGGACCCGGTTCTGACCGAGGACCAGACGAAGGCTCTGGTCGCGTTCGAGAAGGAGTGGCCCGACATTGCGCAGGCGGTTAAGACGCAGCAGACTCATGCCGTCGCCGCGCTCGAAGCTCGTTTCGCGCGGGCCTTGACGACCATCGTCCAAAAGATTTACGATGACATTGGTCCGATGGCGCAGACCGTTACGAACGTCGAGGCGAATACCTACCGTTCCGAGGTGTTGAAGGCCCACCCGGATTATGACGCGGTGGCTCCCCTTCTTCCTGCGTGGATCGAGAAGCAACCCCCTTACTTGGTGGAGGCATACAAGAAGGTGTACGATGGGGGCTCAATCAAGGAATTCACGGACCTCGTGAAGCAGTACAAGGTGTCGAATGGCATCGAGACGCAGACTCTCGAAACCCCACCGGCACTCATCAAACCCACCGATCAACAGACGGCCGCGGCTAAGGCAGCCGCCGCGAAAAAAGCGGCGGAACTTGCACCCGTGTCCGGCAAGCGCACAACGCCCGCGCCGCAGTCGCAGGACCCCAACGACTTCGATGGGGCCTTTGCGGAAGCAGCCGCGCAGTACGCTCCCAAGTAAGGAGACCGCTACATGACCGTGAGCCGGAATCTCGTCAATCAGTCCATCCTCTCGCCCGATGTGAAGGCGTTGCTTGGCCTTCTGATCGACTCGCTGAAGTTCGGCAAGCAGGTGACGCCGGCCGCGAAATCGACCTCGGCTACCCTGACGGCGGCTGAAGTTCTGACCGGCCTGATCACGGGCAACCAAGCTGCGGCCGGCGCGGCGACGTACACGATGCCGCTGGGAACCTCGCTGGAATCGGCGCTGCGCGCAGCGGTGCCGAATCTCGAAGCGGATGACAGTTTCGAATTCTCGGTCGTGAACATCTCGACCGTGGCCGCCGAGACGATCACCCTCGCCGCGAATACCGGCGTGACCGTGGTCGGAGACATGACCGTCGCTGCCGTCGCCGTCGGAGATACGTCGTCGGGTCGTTTCTGTCTGCGCCGTACCGCCGAAAACACGTACGTCGTGTACCGGCTGGCGTAACCCCA